AGATCCAAAGGATCATAAGGAACATATTAATCATGGCATGTTGGAATACAGTGAATCGGATTTGAGGGATGTTCATGCTGATTATGATGAATATCATAAGAATGATAAAGTGGAAGCAAATGAAGGTAAGATCAATGATTGGCATACAAGACACGAGGATCAACATCTTGAAGTGTATTGTGACAACCATCCAGACGCATTTGAATGTAGAGTTTATGATGAGTAGGATAAATAGTCAGGGAATCTGTAAATTCTAATGTATAATCTTTATCAGGGATCTGCAACCTCTTTTGGTTCAGGTGTTAAATTTTGGATAGGCCAAGTTGCTTCTAGAGAAGTCTGGAAGGAATCGGCTACTCTTGCTGATGATAAAGATGCAGGTAAAGATGGTGGTGGTTCTGATGTAACCTATGGACGGGTTAAAGTAAGAGCTGTTGGATATCATGATAGATTAGAAGAAACAGATTTGCCTTGGGCAACTATTTTGGGTAATCCTTACATTCCTGCTGGTTATGGGATGAAAGAGAGTACTCATTATCTTGAAGGTGGAGAGAGTGTTATAGGTACATGGCTTGATGGTGAAGATGAACAAAAACCAGCGATTTTACATGTCTTTTATAATAATAAGAAAAGTAAGGATTCTACTCCTGTTCTTGATACAGGTGATACTACCATACAACATACTAAGAAAGATAATGAGGTTACAGAAGGTGGGGAAACTGTTGGTAAAGATGTAGCTACGAATGAACCGATTTCTGATAAGAAATTTAAAGCTAAAGGAGGACAAGGAAATAAGGGTAGAAATTCAGAGACAAAGAGATCTGAAGGAGAGATAAAAAATATTCCAAGTAATGGTGATGGAGATGATGTTAAAACTAATGCTGAAAAAAGATTTGCTGAACAAGCTAAAAAAGCTAAAGTAGATGCTATAAGTTGTAAGAGAGATAATTCTATAGGACAGATAACTGGTGCATTAAATGATTTTTCGTCATTATTAATGGGAGTAGAATCTTTTGGTGATAGTTATATTAATAAAATTACAGGAATGGCAGTAGACCTTCCATATCAACTGGATATGATATCCAAGAAAATGGCTGGTACTTTTACTGGAATGACAAATGATATTAGAAATAAACTCTTTGATACTGTGGAGGATAAAATAAGTGGTTTTACTAATAGCCTTGTTCCAGAAGAACTTAAACCTTCTTTTAGTTTAGGCTTAGCTGGTGTGATGGATACAATTTATTGTTTATTTGAGAATGTAATTAATGGTTTAAAAAATACAATATCTAATTTTCTTAAAGCCCTTATTGGTAAATTTATTAATGCTCCGTTGTGTGCAGTAGAACAGTTTGTTGGATCATTATTATCTAATATAATGGATAAGATTAATAGTGCCATAGGCCCTATTCTTGGTGGTTTAACTGCTACTTTAGGTGGTGCTCTTGGTTCTGTTAGTTCTCTTATTAGTAAAGCTTTAGCTGGTATTGGATTACTTACTAAGTTTATTGGATGTGATGAATTTAAGTGTCCTGCACCTAGTACATTCCAAAATGGTGTTGGTTCACAACAGGGATCAAGAGATAATCTTGGTGGAATGATGAAAACTGTTGAGAATCTTTCTGGTTCTGTTATGGGTGCTCTTGGTATTCCAGATAGTGCTAGTATTTTTAAAGATCAAGGTAATGGTACACCAAGTTCTATAGCATCTTTAGCTGGTGGATGTGAATCAAATGTATTAAGATGTGGCCCACCTATAATTGAATTATTCGGCGGTACTCCTGGCGTTGGTGGATTTGGAAATGCTGTTGTCAATGAGATAGGTCAAATTATTGGTGCTGATCTTACAGATATTGGAATGGGTTATAAGGTAGATAATCCACCATATGTTACTTTTAGAGATTCTTGTGGTGATGGCCATGGTGCAAGAGCTAGAGCTATTGTTGATCCTGCAGGTTTTATTTCTGATATAATAATAGATTATCCTGGATATGGATATATGAATAGGTATGGTAATGTTAAAACTGTTTATGGTACTATAGTGGATGAGAGTCCTAATATGGATAGTAAATCTGTTACAGGTCAAATTAGTAGAATTATAGTTTCTAATGCTGGATTTGGATATAATACTGATGATACTATAACTGCTGAAAATGGTGCGGTATTAGAACCTGTAATTCTTGGTGGTAGAGTAATTGCAGTTAATGTAATAGAGCCTGGAACAGGATTTAATTCTATTCCAAAATTCACAATAAATAGTGAAACTGGTATTGGTGCAAATCTTAAATCAGTCCTTAAATTTACTGATGTTACTGAATTGTCCAAACCACTTGATGAGGCGGAAATTATACAAGTTGTTAACTGTGTCGCTAAACCTCTTCAACTTCCTTCTACTGCGAAATAATTATGTCTAGTATTAATGAAGCTGATTTTGATTTAGATCAAAAACGATGGTATAGAACCCAAGCAGGTCAAAATTCAGATTTTGGAGTAGCTACATTTCAGGTACTAACCAATGGTGGTAATGGCCATGGTTGGTTTCAAAATGGTGTCAATAAAGAAGATCATCAATTGGTTGCATCTGGACATAGTATTGAAACGTTGGGTAATGATGTAAAAAGAACGAGAGATGCTGCTCAGGATCCTATAGTACCAGTAAAATTTATTAAATGTCTTAATGGGGATATAGTTCTTGATTGCGATAACGGAGATTTTATTGTAAAGGCTGATAATATAAAAATGGAAGCCAAGGGAATTCGTGATACTATGGACGGTGATATTCAATTAATTGCTAATAAATCAATACATTTACAGTCGGAGGATGTTAGAGTAACTGCTGCTACTTTTAGAGTTAATGCAAAGAAAGAATTTGGTATAATTGGAAAATCTATGGGTGAGATAGCTGCAGGAGTATTACATATAGCATCTTCTGCAGACTTTGGAGCATCTATTGAGTTAGATAAATTCGATGGCTTAAAGAAACAACTGGAGGCAACGTCTTAAAATGGCTAGTCAGTATGTACAATGGGGAACTAGATTAACTGTAGGTTCAGAACAAGGTTCTGGTATTAGTGATCCTTCCCAGAAAGAACCATATCAAAAATCTGAATGGGGTGGATTATCTGTATTAAATGGCCCAGTTCAGGTAGGAACTGCAGCCTTAGCAAATCCACCTAAAGGAGTACTTCATGTTGGGCCCAGTGTTCCTACTTCAGGCCCAGCTTCAACACAATCTGCATTTATTGAAGGTGATGTAAGAATAGAAGGTAATGGTAAAACAGATAATGCTCTTTATGTGAAAAATGGAGGAACAACTGATACCGTTTATATTGACGGTGATATGTATGTTAGTGGTAACGTAGATTGTGGTAATAAAGGAAGATTAGCATCTAGATTTGCAACTGCAGATGCCTTAGGTAAATCTTTTGATATGCAACATCCTACAAAAGGTGAAGGATGGAGACTTAATCATGCATGTATAGAGGGCCCAGAGATTGGAGTTTACTACAGAGGAAGATTAAAAGATGGTTTGAATAAAATTCAATTGCCAGATTATTGGAAGGGTTTAGTACATTCTGATAGTATATCTGTTCAACTTCAACCAATTGGTGTGTATCAAGAACTTTTTGTAGAAAAAATTGAATGGGGTACTACAATTATAGTTAAAAATAATTTAGGTGGTATTATAGATTGTTATTATCATGTATATGGGGAACGAAAGGATCTTAATCCATTACATGTAGAATATGAAGGTAATAGTTGGAAAGATTATCCTGATCCACATGTTCTTAATAAAGATCCAGAAGATCCTGAAAGAAATCTTTTAGATCCTAAGTACGCTGGCCCAAGAAATACAATAACGACTTGACAATAGAATATATTGTGTTATAATACTGGAGTAATAACAGGATTCATGGTTGATAAATTTCTTGATAATGATGAATATGTAACAAGTGTCATTATAGACATTTGTAGAAGATCATTTTACCTTGTCAGCAATGAAGGGGTAGTACAGGAGATTGAGTGTGATATGGTATCACAGTTTATGGATTTATTAGAAATGGTTAATTGTGTGGTTGATCTGGATTCAGATATATCAATCATATATGCGGATCCTGTTGTATCAAAAAATGCGGGAGTAGTGTAGCGGTAACATACGAGTTTTCCAAACTTCTGTCCTGAGTTCGATTCTCAGCTCCCGCTTTATATTTTGGGTTTTTTGTTGTCTAAATACTAGGAGATGTAATCTTGACCTAGTGGGATA